AAAGGAGATACGGGTATTAAAGGAGATCAAGGTTTTCAAGGAGATCAAGGTTTTCAAGGAGATACTGGAATCAAAGGAGATACTGGAATCAAAGGAGATCAAGGTTTTCAAGGTGAAAAAGGAACTAAAGGAGATACTGGAATCAAAGGAGATCAAGGTTTTCAAGGAGATACTGGATTAAAAGGAGATCAAGGTTTTCAAGGAGATACTGGAATCAAAGGAGATACAGGAATCAAAGGAGATCAAGGTTTTCAAGGAGATACTGGAATCAAAGGAGATACGGGTATTAAAGGAGATACTGGAATCAAAGGAGATCAAGGTTTTCAAGGAGATACTGGAATCAAAGGAGATACTGGAATCAAAGGAGATACTGGATTAAAAGGAGATCAAGGTTTTCAAGGTATTAAAGGAGATACTGGATTAAAAGGAGATCAAGGTTTTCAAGGTATTAAAGGAGATACTGGAATCAAAGGAGATACTGGATTAAAAGGAGATACTGGATTAAAAGGAGATCAAGGTTTTCAAGGTATTAAAGGAGATACTGGATTAAAAGGAGATCAAGGTTTTCAAGGAGATACTGGAATCAAAGGAGACAAAGGTACTAAAGGAGATCAAGGTTTTCAAGGAGATACTGGATTAAAAGGAGATCAAGGTTTTCAAGGTATTAAAGGAGATACTGGAATCAAAGGAGATACTGGATTAAAAGGAGATCAAGGTTTTCAAGGTATTAAAGGAGATACTGGATTAAAAGGAGATCAAGGTTTTCAAGGTATTAAAGGAGATACTGGATTAAAAGGAGATCAAGGTTTTCAAGGTATTAAAGGAGATACTGGAATCAAAGGAGATCAAGGTTTTCAAGGAGATACTGGAATCAAAGGAGACAAAGGTACTAAAGGAGATCAAGGTTTTCAAGGTATTAAAGGAGATACTGGATTAAAAGGAGATCAAGGTTTTCAAGGTATTAAAGGAGATACTGGTATTAAAGGAGACAAAGGTACTAAAGGAGATACTGGATTAAAAGGATATCAAGGTTTTCAAGGAAATACTTTACCAGTAAATGGAAATGTAAATAATAGAATCTTAACAGCAACAGGAGGAGCATCAGTTAATGGTGAAAACTCTTTAACATTCGATGGAACAACACTAGCAACACCTAGGGTGATTACAGATACTATTGCAATAAGTACAGGATTTGAAATAAGTAAAGATTCTTCTAGTGGAGATATTCTTTTTAAATTTTCATAATACATAACCAAAAATAAATAAACAAAGATATGGCTTTACAAAATATAGCTTTAAAAATAGTAAGAACGACTGGGGAATTCCAAGCATCTTTATTCGACGAGACAACGTCTTCGTTTGGTATTGATACTACAACCGGATCGGTAAATACTCCAGCATATTTTCAAGAACTAGACACATTTCCTTCGGGAAATGTGTTAACGTTCAAAGAAACAAACAATGCCATTATATCTAATAGTCAATTTGTTGGGAAAGGAATATTATTAGCGAATACAACAATCGATAATAATCAAGTACTAACCCCTTCAAATTTTAATCCACTTAACCATTTATCTCTAAAGGGAGTTACCGGACATACTGGTACCAAAGGAGATGATGGTTTTATTGGTTTAGTAGGCGATACTGGAGAAGTAGGATATCAAGGTGATATCGGATCTATCGGATCAACTGGAGATACTGGAGATACTGGATTTCAAGGAACAACTGGAGCTAAAGGAGTTCAGGGAGTTCAAGGAGATATCGGTAACACTGGTGTTCAAGGTTCAATCGGAGCTCAGGGTTCTCAGGGTAACCAAGGTACTACAGGATATAAAGGATATAAAGGAAATACTGGACCAATAGGATCTCAAGGATCTGTTGGAGATAAGGGAGTTACTGGACCAATAGGGGTTCAAGGAGATACCGGGATTAACGGACCTCAGGGTGTTAATGGACAACCTGGTTTTATAGGACCTCAGGGTAATCAAGGAACTAAAGGAGTTCAGGGTTATAAAGGAATCACAGGAACTCAGGGAGTTCAGGGAGATACTGGTTTTATAGGAGTTAAAGGTAATCAAGGTGCATTAGGTAATACTGGAGCAACTGGATCACAAGGAGATAATGGAATCACCGGGCCTGTTGGAACAAATGGACCAACCGGACCTCAAGGTTTAAAGGGAAATCAAGGAGTTCAGGGTTATAAAGGAATCACAGGAACTCAGGGAGTTCAGGGAGATGCTGGAAATACAGGAACACAGGGATCTAATGGTATTAATTCAGCATATGGTAATATTGGTTCAACAGGATCTGTTGGTAATATAGGACCGATTGGTGGTAATGGAATGACTGGATCTCAAGGTCAGATGGGAGATCAAGGAGCAAAGGGATCCACCGGATCAACTGGATTAACAGGGCCACAGGGATTAATTGGAAACAAAGGTTCTCAAGGTGGTGCTGGATCAATAGGTGCAACTGGATATAAAGGTAACATAGGTATAACAGGTAATAATAGAGGACCTCAAGGAAATACTGGAGCAACTGGAGCAAAAGGAGCAATTGGAAATACTGGTTCAACTGGTGCAACCGGTGCAACAGGCCCTAGGGGAGTTCAAGGGGCTAGAGGGCCTCAGGGATCTACTGGAGCTAAAGGAAATACCGGGGTACAGGGTTATAAAGGATTTATCGGAACAGGTGGAGCTAGAGGAGATCAGGGAAACATAGGAGCAAATGGAGATAGAGGATCACAGGGAGCTGTCGGATATACTGGGGTAAATGGTAATACTGGAACTACCGGATCAACTGGTGGAAGAGGACCACAGGGAAATACTGGAGCAATTGGCGACTGGGGACCTGTTAGTACAGGAGGAGCTCGTGGAAACACAGGATCTCCTGGAGCAAATGGAAACGTCGGGCACATTGGTTCTAAAGGATTAACAGGTTATAAAGGATTAACAGGTTATAAAGGACATAATGGAGTTGGAGGTTATAAAGGGAACATTGGATTAACTGGTTCAAAAGGAACAGTTACTGGACCTAATGGAAATACTGGACCTGCAGGTGCAAGAGGAGCACAAGGATACAGGGGAATTACTGGTACCGTTGGATCACCTGGCCCACAAGGAAGTCAAGGGGCTAGGGGAGTAAATGGACCGACTGGATCTACTGGACCACGAGGACCTCAAGGATATAAGGGAGATAGTGGAGCACAGGGAGCTACTGGACCTATGGGAACACAGGGTTTTCAAGGTATAAACGCCCCAAACAATTACTACGGGTATTCACATAACGGAGGAACTGTTGGAATATACGGTGGTATAATTAAATCACTCTAATAAATATAAAAATAAAAATAAATAATTATGGCAAAATTTATATTAGGAACTACGCTAAACAGCAATATAGTATTGCATAGTGGAAACCTAAATAGTACGAATTTTCCCGAATTCATTGGAGCTAATGGACCCCAAGGATCTAAAGGTACTCAAGGTACCCAAGGTCTTACGGGGTATATTGGGTTTAAAGGAGATCAAGGACTTTTAGGAGATACTGGTTTCAAAGGAATCAAAGGAAATCCAGGGTCGCAAGGAACTCATGGATCACAGGGAATTATTGGTATTAAAGGAAATAAAGGATCTACTGGGGCTAATGGAGCAACAGGAGATATTGGTATTGTTGGAGAAGTTGGTTTATCTGGACAGCAAGGTGTTCAAGGAGATACTGGAATTCAAGGAGCTGTTGGTTCTAAAGGAAATCAGGGGGCTAATGGTGCACAAGGATCTAAAGGAACCTTAGGGTATGTTGGAATTCAAGGAGATAATGGTTTTCAAGGAGCACAGGGATCTACTGGATCTGTTGGTATCGTCGGAGACCGAGGAGCTCAGGGAACTACTGGAGCAAATGGTGCTAAAGGAAATCAAGGACCTCAGGGAACTAAGGGTTTAGATGGTCTTACAGGATCTAATGGAGCACAGGGAACTAAGGGTCTAAAGGGATTTATAGGTAATAAAGGAGATAATGGAGTACAGGGATCTACTGGTATTAAAGGAGATGTTGGAAACAGAGGAAATCAAGGAACAACTGGGGCAATTGGAGCTAAAGGTAATAAAGGAGCTCAAGGAATTGGCGGAGCAACTGGATATCAAGGAGCAACTGGTCCACAAGGTACTCAAGGTACTAAGGGAATAACTGGTATTACTGGATCATCATTCGGTAGATATACACAAACGAGTAGTTCATACATAACACCAACATCTAATTCAGATAAAACTAAATGGAGTTTTTCTAAATCCGGAACAACTGGTTGGAATTCACAATCATATTCTAATGAATCAATAACAGGATCAGCTACTATAAGATTTAGAGCAAATCCAGGATATCATCGAATGGTTGGTTTCAATTCTGATCCAACTTCTAATGCTAGTTATAATTCAATAGATTTTGCATTTTATCCACATGCTGGTAATACAAATATTTATGAAAGTGGTGGTAGTAAAATAAGTGATGTTCAAAGTGAAGTTAGATCATCTAGTGATATATACACTATAACATATAATGGTTCAACTGGATTAGTTAGTTACTATATACATGATGCAAGTTTAAATCAAACTAGATTAATAAGAACAGTTACGACTGGTGCTAATAGAACTTTTTGGTTAGATACTTCAATGTATGAAACTGGAGCAGCTTTATATGATGTAGAATTTTACGCTGGAATAAATATAGGTGCTAAGGGAAATACTGGACCTCAAGGAAATACTGGAACAACTGGAGCAACTGGAGCAACTGGAATTAAAGGAAATACAGGAGGTTCTGGATCAGTTGGATATACTGGACCAATGGGAGCACAAGGTTCTCAGGGTACTGAAGGAAATGTTGGTGCTAAAGGATCTACCGGGCCTACTGGTTCAGTCGGTGATAAGGGGAATACAGGTCCAGCTGGTTATGTTGGAATTTCTGGATCTCAAGGTGCTGTTGGTTCAGGTGGAAATACTGGAGCAACTGGAGATAAGGGATCAACTCCCGGAGGATACGGAGCACAAGGAAGCCAGGGTACTGGTGGATATAAAGGATGGTACGGATTTAGTGGGGATAAAGGAGCAACAGGACCTTCGAGTGTAAGAGGGCCTCAAGGATCTAAGGGACTTACTGGAGCAGCAGGACCTGTAGGATATACTGGTAATAAAGGAGCAACTGGTGATAAAGGAGCAACCGGAGCTACAGGACCTACTGGATATAAAGGATACGTTGGATTAATTGGTAATAAAGGAGCATCTGGAGCATACGGGCCTCAAGGAGCTCGTGGAAATCAAGGATCTCAGGGATCTCAGGGATCTCAGGGAGCAAGAGGACCTCAAGGATCTCAAGGAGCCAAGGGATATACTGGATTAGTAGGATATAAAGGTCCTGATGGACCGGGAGGACCTACTGGATATAAAGGATATCAAGGTAATGCTGGTGGAAATTCTGGAACTGGTCCACAGGGACCTACTGGATATCAAGGTGCAGTCGGACCCGCTGGTGGAACAGGATCTGCTGGAGGTAGAGGAGCAAAAGGGAATCAGGGATCAGCTGGACCTACAGGATATAAAGGACTTACTGGTGATTTTGGACTTACTGGAGGACAGATATCTAATTACTTCTCAGGATCTTTTAATGATAATAATTTCATATCTAGAACAGTAGCAAATGGTAAAATACTATAATCAAAAAAATAAAATAATAAAAACATGGCAAAATTAAATACAGGATCAACTGTAGGTGGTGAAACTCCCCTACATGTTGGTAATTTCCAAACAGGAAATTATTCTGAGTTAGTAGGAGATCAAGGAGTTCTTGGTCAATCCGGTAATGTCGGTACACAAGGTTCACAGGGGATAAAGGGAATCGATGGTGTAAAGGGAGCACAAGGACCTCAGGGTATTAAAGGATCACAGGGATCTACCGGTCTTGTTGGTGATAATCCTACTGGAGATAAAGGACATATAGGAGTACAGGGAATATCTCCAAAAGGAGATCAAGGATATGAAGGCCATATAGGTTTTCAAGGATCTACTGGCGATAAAGGAAATGTAGGGGATTCGCCCACTGGACCAAAGGGAAACCAAGGAACTATTGGAGATTCTCCAACTGGACCAAGGGGACATCAGGGAAACAAAGGTTTAAGAGGAACACAAGGAAGTATTATAAATGGAAATCCTGGTTTTAAAGGAGATGTTGGTTTTATAGGACTTATTGGAGATAGTCCAAAAGGGCATATTGGTTCAAATGGACAACAGGGTCCTACTGGGTATCAGGGATCTACTATTACTGCACAAACAGGCCCTCAAGGTAATCAAGGATCTCAAGGAGCTACTGGTTCTAACCCAACCGGACCAGAAGGTTTAAAAGGAGAACCTGGTTTTATAGGAGTTGTTGGAGATAGTCCAAAGGGACATATTGGAGACAGGGGACCTAATGGTCCAAGAGGAGTACAGGGAAGCACCTTAACAAACCAAACAGGACCACAGGGACCTCAAGGAAATCAGGGATCTATCGGTAACGTTGGGCCTACTGGATTAAAAGGGACTAATGGTTTAAAAGGAATTACTGGAAATACAGGATCTTCTCCAACAGGGGCTAAAGGTTATGACGGAGTACCTGGTGATAGAGGAGTACAGGGAGGTACTAATACAGGAGCAACTGGGAATCAGGGACCTCAGGGACCTACTGGTTATAATGGACTTTCTCCAAAAGGAGCAAAGGGAGATACAGGTTCAAGAGGATCACAGGGATCTAAAGGAGCACAACCAACAGGGTATAAAGGATTAACAGGATATAAAGGAGCAACTGGAGCACCTGGTGATCATTATAAAGGGGTAACTGGTGACAGAGGCCCACAGGGTTCACAGGGATATAAAGGATCTGCACCGACCGGACCAGTTGGATATACAGCAGTTGGCGGTTCAAGAGGACCCCAAGGTTCTAGTCCAAGGGGAGCACAGGGTGCAACCGGATATAAAGGAGCAACAGGCGGAGTACCTGTTAGACCTAGAGGACCTCAAGGACCTCAAGGATATAAAGGAGCAACCGGTGGTACAGGAGCTTCACCAGTAGGAGCAAAGGGTTCTGTCGGAGCAACTGGAAATACAGGACCAACTGGAAATACAGGAGGTACTGGATCAGTCGGTAACAGAGGGCCTCAAGGAGCTCGTGGAAATCAGGGAGCTACTATCACAGGACCTAGAGGACCTCAGGGATATAAAGGACTTAATGGATACGGCGCATCTTATGCAGCAGGTGGAGCAAGGGGACCTCAAGGAGCAACTGGTAATCCAGGAGGAACTTCAAATGGAATAACTGGATATAAAGGAGATCCTGGACCTAATGGAGCTCGCGGAGTTCAAGGTTCAAAAGGATATACTGGAATGAAAGGATACGCACAGACTAACGGTATTAATGGGAGTTTTTCAACAGCTTCACATACCGTATCATTCACTAACGGGCTAGTAACATCTATAACTACATCTGGTCCACCTAGATGTTTAATTGCAGGAACTCAAGTCGAAATGGCTGATGGTACTTTCTCAAACATAGAAGACCTTATAGCAGGTGATGTTGTAAAGTCAGTAGATATACATTCGATGCCAGATACTGATAATGCGGAAATGCTTGCAACATGGAGCACTCAATCGTTAGGAGCTACATTTACAACGGCAATTGTTACTGGAAATGAAGCGTTAACTGTCGATATGATATATAGCATAAATAATGGACTTTTAACATGTTCATCTAGTCATTTACATATAATAGAACGTAATGGGACATGGCATGTAAAGCAGACCTTTGAGTTATTAGGAGGAGATTATTTATTAAGTGAAGATAATTTCACCAAAATAGAAATAATATCAATAGACTCTGGAGATTGTAACATAACGGGACATACTGTATATAATTTAGATGTTGAAAATGATGATGTTTATATTGCAAATGGAATAGTAACGCATAATAGGAAGCTAAGTCAATTTGAATAACCCAATATACTTAATTTAAATATTTTAAAAGGATCTCATTTACGGGATCCTTTTTTTTTGTAATATATAAACAAATCAAGAATTACTTATATAATATTTAAAATTCATATTAATGCACGAGACTAATATTAAAAACATAATACTTAATGTTGATTCAGTATCTGAAGGATTAAATTCAACATGGGATATTAGAGGATGGATAGGTACTACTGAACCTAAAACAAAGGTAACATCCTTATTAATAGACGGAGAGCCTTTAGAAATATTATGGGAAAATAGATCAGACGTATATGATTATTACGAAGGAACTTTAGAGTTTTGTTCAGGTTTTAATATTTCAATTCCAAAAAGTAAAATAAACATGAATTTATGGATAGGTTTAAACGAATCTATCGTCGAATTCATCACATTAGGTAAATGGGTTGCCGCTAAATCAGGTTTCAATAAAATCAATAAGGACGCAATGGTCGTTGATAATTTTTATGCAGATCCAGATTTAGTTAGAGAGTATGCTATGAATCATTTAGAGTTTGCTCCCTCAGGATATCATAAAGGACAGAGATCACAGACTAGATATATTTTAGATGGAACTAAAGAAAAATTAGAAGAGGTCCTAGGAAAGAAGATAATCAACTGGAATTACGAAGAATACGCTAATGGCGTTTTTCAATTCTGTACTGCCGATCAACCTATTGTTTTTCATGTAGATTCTCAAATGTATGCTGGTATGGTTTATTTAACGCCCAATGCCCCACCTCAAACAGGGACTTCAACATATAAAAGTAAAGTCACAGGATTTAATGCATTTCCAGGTTTAGAATCTAGGAAAGGTATTGAATATTATGAAAGCTTTAAAGGATCTAATAACGATATGAATTTCTATGACGGTACTCAATTCGAAAAGATTGATGAAATAGGAAACGTATATAATAGACTGGTAATTTTTAACTCATCACAAATTCATGCAGCTACCGAATACTTCGGAGATGCTATAGATAATGCAAGATTCTTTCACATGTTCTTCTTTGACGTAGAACAATAAAAATAACAATTTAAATGAAAATTAATATAATTACAAGATGTACTAGACCTGGTAATCTTTCAAAGATTAGCAATAGTGTATTTGACACATCAAGAACAAATGAGGTAGACATCCACTGGCATATAATGTTTGACTCAGGAGCTTTGAAAGATATAGATGCTGAAATTCTAGCAGATATAGATCAAGCAAATACAACATTACATTTTATAAAAGCTCAGAAAGATTATATGATGTACCCTGAAATGACAGATCTAATAAGACATGTTGTTGCGAAAACAACAGATCATTCAGGTTGGTTTTATGTACTAGATGATGATAATATAATGCACCATAATTTTTATCAAAAAATTGAAGAAAACATGATGCTTCCTGAGAATTCTAATAAAGTAATGTATATTGTTTCTCAGCACGTTAATGGTAAGGATTTTACAAAATTAGATATTAGAATTGCTGCTCCAGAATTTACCGGTCGCAAGAAGACTGATATGGGCCAGCTTTTATTTAGAGGAGATCTCTTCGATGAATACTGTTTCCCAACAGAAAATGCATTCGATGCATATTCGGCAGATGGGATATTCTTAGATGCAGTTTATGGGGATCACCCTGAGAGATTTGTTTGGATTAATGAGGTTCTTTCACACTATAATTACTTACAGAAAGAGGCAACCCCCAAACTGCCAAGGATCCTATATATAGGTGAAGGATCTCCGGATTTAAAAACAACAAAGCATCTAGAATACGAGTCCGACGAATTAACAGTTAGATATGCAAAAGACGATAATAATATTAATATGATTCTAGCGGAATTCAAACCCGATTCTATAATAACAATAGGAGATAGTTTTGAAGATTTTCCGAATTTAGCAGCAATGCCTCTTCAATTTAGAAGAAAGTGGATGAATATCAACAATAATAATAACATATCTGATTTTGGAAACATTGCATATAAGGTTTCAGAAAATGCAATGTTAGATCCAAACAATATGGATGACCATGATTTAATATCATTCACGACTCCAATTTATAACATCGGAGAAAATCTATGGAAAACATATGAATCAGTCGCAAGACAGACTTATGCTAATTGGGAATGGGTATTAATGAATGATTCAACCGATGGTGGTAAAACATTAAAGGTTGCTGAAGAAATTGCAAAACATGACCCAAGGGTTAAAGTTTATGATTTCAGAGAAAAATCAGGAGGAGTTATTGGTGAAGTGAAATGGAGAGCAAATTCAATGTCAAGAGGATATATTATTGCCGAACTAGATCATGATGATTTATTAGTAGAATCATGCGCTGAAGATTTACATAAAGCGGCACAGAAGCACCCTGAATGCGGATTCTTCTATGGAGATACTGCTGAAGTTACTGAAGAATGGGAAAACAATATGTATGGGCCTGGATTCGCACTAGGATACGGTAATTATAGAAAGGAAGAATATAAAGGTAGGATGTTGACTCCAGCGAATCAACAGAACATTAACCCAAAAACAATAAGACATATTGTTGGAGTTCCTAATCATATTAGAGCATGGCGAAGATCTACTTATTTTGAAATCGGAGGACATAACAGGAGTTTGACTGTTGTTGATGATTATGAATTAATAGTTAGAACATTCTTAAAAACAATAATGTGTAAGATACCTAAATTAAGTTATATTCAATTCTTATATAGTAATGAAGGTCACAGGAACACGCATGATTTATCTAGAGCAGATATTCAAAGAAGAACTAGGACAATTGCTGACTATTATAATATACAAATAAAGGAACGTTTTGAGGAACTCGGAATCCATGACTGGGCATATGAGGAGAATCCAAACTATCCGATACACGCAGAATCCCGATTCGGAAAAGAAGAAGGTGTTGCTAATATAACATATCAAGAATAATGAGCTATCCATACGACGCAAAGCAAAATGAAGCAATATCACACTACTGGTTTGCAGAGGGTTTTTCATCTGAGGAACTCAAATTAATAGAAGACGGTGTTGCTGTATTACCATATATGAGGGGGACTGTTCATTCAAAAAATGCGCATGATAGAAAATCCAATATAAAATGGATTCCAAATCACTCAGAATGGGATTGGCTTTATTATAAATTAATGAGATTCGCTGATATTGCTAATGAGGAAATGTGGAAGTTTGATTTGAAATCCGCCGGCGAATTAATACAATATACTGAATATGATTCTGATGAGTTAGGTAAATATGACTGGCATCAAGATATTGGATTAGGGGACACTTCTTCCAGGAAAATATCAATAACAGTACAGTTATCAGATTCAAACGAATATGAAGGTGGAGATCTTTGTTTCTGGCAAGGAGGACCTTCTCTAGAGGAGAATAATATAATAGCTCCTAGAGGAAAAGGGAATGTTGTATTGTTTCCTAGCTACATCGTCCACTCGGTTAAACCAGTTACTAAAGGAACTAGAAAATCATTTGTCCTATGGTTAGGAGGAGGACATTATAAATAAAAATATGGGATATCCGAACATGAATTGTATGAATATTATAATGTATGTCCATCATATGGAGGTAGATGCTTTGTTCGATTTCATCAATGGAAGAACAAAAATACTACCTGAATATTGGATTAATCCTAAAGATTTACCAGGTAGCGTTACTGGCGGTTTTCTAGAGGTTGCCGTAAATTATGAGGTTTATACAAGGATACGTGAGGTAAGGGAACATTCTTCTTGGATTAATTTATAAACCTTTTCACATTGCTGTGTATAATACCTATATGGCAAAGAAACAACTACAAAGAAAAATCACAGTAAAGTCTCCTAAGATGGGAGGAACTTATTATTTCAGATTTGCAGGATCCGTTCTACAGGGTACTATTATAGACAAATGTGAAAGTTTACGAAAACACTACAACGAAAAATATTATACATTCCTATCAGACGGTACTACTAAAGGAATATTCAACAAATATCCCGTGTCAATCCGTGACATAGGATCAAACATTAATGACGTAAAATATTAAATATGTATAATTCAAGCGAACTAAAGGGAATGTTATTTATTGATATAGAAACATGCTCACAACATAAAACTCTTGCAGATTTAAAAAATAATGCACATGAAGGTCTATATGATCTTTGGGTAAAGAAAGCGGAAAGTATTCGTAAATTCGAAGAAGGTAATGATGATTTAGATGATTCTGTTCTTTACGAAAAATGTGCAAGTATTCATGCTGAATTTGGAAAGATTAATACAATTTCAATAGGTCAAATTGCGTTTGATGAGAATGGGATCCCTTTTGATTCTAAAATCAAATCGTTTTATGGAGAAGACGAACATACTTTATTAGAGGAATTTAATAATACTATGAGAGCGGTCTTCGCTAAGAATCCTAATGTAAAATTAATTGGACATAATATAAAGAAGTTTGATATGCCATGGATTGTTAAAAGATCCCTGATCAACGGACTTATAGTACCTCACCAATTCCACTTCCAAAAACAAAAACCATGGGAAAACTGTCTATTAGATACCTATGAGATCTGGAAGTTTGGAGGATATAATAGCTCATCACTTGATTTGATTTGTAATCTATTTAATATACCGTCACCTAAAGATGCAATGAAAAACTATGAGGTTTCTATGCATTATTGGAATGGCAATATAGAGAACATTATGAAGTACTGTGAAGGAGATGTTAGAGCAACAATGAATGTTATGTTAAAAATGTCTAATATGGATATTATTTAAAAATAAATGAAAGTTTTTTCACCAGGATTTTTTTATATCAATTAAAAGTGTTATATTTACTTATAACTAATAAACAACAAAATATGGAATTCGAACATGACGATTACGAAGAATTTGAAAACGTAACACCTAGTACCGAAGAGCTAGAACACCTGGATAACCTCAAGGACCGCCTTGCACGTGCGAACTACGAAGCTATAATCAAACATGGAATTGACACGGATAAAACAGGTGATCCCGATATGATTCTGAGCATTATAAAAGAAACATTGTTTTACTTTCAGGAATTGGAAGAATATGAGAAATGTGCCAGGTTAAAAAAAGAGATAGAATTGTTTCAATAACATTTTAAGATATATAGTACATCATGACAGAAGAACAAGTAGAAAGAATCGCAGTAGCATTAGAAAGCATCGCCCAATTAATGGACAATGCACAGAAGAGAGATATTAATTTTAAGAGAAATCAAATTAAAGAATCTAACAAATCTAAGAAGCCTGCTAAAATACAAAGACCAGCTCCAACTAAAAAAGACAAATAGTAATGGACTACTATGAGATTCTTGGAGTAAAGCAAGGGGCAACGCAAGTTGACATTAAAAAAGCATACAGAAACCTTGTAAAAATACATCACCCTGATGTAGGAGGATCTGAGGATAAATTTAAAAGCATATCACAAGCATATGATACTTTAAATGATTCTCAAAAAAAACAAGCATACGACCATGCTAATAGTAAACAACATACTAGATTTGACAGTTTTTTTAATAATTTTGAAGGAGACTTTTCAAATATGTTCAATGATGCCTTTAACCAGAATGCAAAAGGGCAAGATATTACTATTAGAATTAGATTAACACTTGAAGAAGTATTTCATGGAACATCGAAATATATAGATACTGGAGAGAACAAATTCAATATTAAAATACCAAAGGGAATACATGAAGGTGCTAGATTAAAATTAAGAGGGAAAGGAGCATCGCATCCTGTAAATTCCTCAGCACAAAGGGGAGATGTTATTCTAATAATGAATATAATGCCTGACCATGAAATGATTGTAACTAACAATGATATTTGGTTAGATTACAACATACCATTTTATGATATGCTACTTGGAGGAGATTTTGAAGTGAAGACTAAAGTTAACAGTGTTAGGATAAAGGTCCCTAAGAACTCATTTGATGGTAAAATACTGAGAATAGTTGGGATGGGATTCCCGATATATAATACTAATAAGTATGGTAACCTAATGGTGAAGTTAAGAGCATCAAACGTTACATTAAACGAAAAGCAATTAGAATACGTTCAAAAAATTAAAGAGTTAGAAAATGCATGATCTAGATGATACATACGACGATTCAAATCATATCGAGAACCTAAGAGAAGGTTCTAAAGCGACTATGATGAATATGATATACAATGCAGTGATTAATGACGAAGATCGTGCAATCAAAAGTAGTACAGATACTGTTGAGAAAATAGAGGCACTAACTAACATATTAAATTTCTTCAAAGGATGTGAAGAATATGAAAAATGTTCTAATATTAAAAAAATCATTGATAGAATACAATGTTAATAATCAAAGTAGAAAAAGGAAATATAGAAAAGGCTTTAAAGTCATTCAAATATAAAGTAAATAAAACTGGGCAAACTAAAGATCTCAGAAAAGGCAAAGAATTCTCCAAGCCGTCCGTTCTAAATCGTAAAAAAATGCAGAAAGCAAAATACGTAGAACACAAATTTAACAAACAAGAATAGCATTTGATAATATAATATCATTATACTTTTTTTCATATTATGGTAGTATCTTCGGGTACCTCCTAATATATAAAACTATAGTGGCAGAGTAGAAAAATAAAACAATCAAATGAAAGATATTCTAGGAGAAGACAGAGACTCTTTAATGAGATCTTCGTATTATACAATAACACGTAATTTCACAAAAACTGTGAACCGATTTGTCGTTTTCAAAGAAGGAAATGATATTATCGAGATACCTCATGGTATCGGGCAAAGAAGCGAATTCTTAGATATATTAGTTCAATATTTCGAAGGACTTGAAGAGTATGAGAAGTGTGACAAATTAATGAAATTGAAAGAACTTGTTACAATGGCAGGGGATTAAACATAATAACTATATAATATATGAAGAAGAATTCTGAAAACACAAACGGCAACGATAACAACAGAATCAACCGAAGTAGAGTAATTATTAAACCAACAGATATAACAGCACAATTACGACAAACTCAAAAAGCGTATTTACAAAACATACTAGAGAATGATATAACATTCTGTACGGGCCCAGCAGGGACTTCAAAAACATTTACCGCATGCTATGCTGCTCTAAAGCTATTTGCAGATGGTAAAATCAAAAACATTATTTTATGTAAGCCTATCCAAGAGGCTGGCGAAAGTTTAGGATTTCTTCCAGGTGATATCAGTGAAAAGATAGATCCTTATATGCAATCTTATATCTCTAACTTAATTAAAATAGTTGGAGTAACTTTAACAGAACAATTAGTACAATCCGAAATTATACAATTTAAACCTTTAGCATTTATGAGAGGGGACACTTATGATGACGCCCTCATGATACTTGATGAGGCTCAGAATGCAACATTTAAACAGTTAATGTTATTTGTTACAAGAATGGGAAAGACATCTAAAGTGATTATAACAGGGGATGTTAGTCAATATGATATTTCTAAAAAGACGGCAGGTCTAGAACCGTTTACTGAATTAATGGAAGGTATCAGAGGAATAGGACACCATAAATTTACCCAAAAAGACATAGTAAGGGCTAAAATACTTATTGATGTAGTTAAAAGATACGATAAGTGGAAATTAGACAATGAATAAGTAAACTATTCCAGATATTTGAGTATAATATCTAAATAATCATTCATATGTCTAAACAGATTTTACTTAAAGGCTCTCATAATAACGATAGAACAATTATCGAAGTTGGCCTTGACGAAGCAGGAAGAGGAGCATTATCAGGTCCAGTTACAGTAGCTGCTTGTATAATGCCCCATAACTTCCAACACCCATTAATTAAAGATTCAAAACTACTTAACGAAAAGGAACGAAAACTAGCACGTGAAATCGTTTTAGATAATGCTATTGCATTCCATGTAGAACATGTTGATGTTGAATATATTGAAAACACTAATATTCTTAGAGCTACTTTAGAAGGGATGCGAAGATGCCTTGCTAGTTTAGATAAAAACAATAATCCGTTTGATTTTATATTAGTAGACGGCGACGTATTTCATGGATTTGATGGAAGACCATTTGAAACAGTTATAGGTGGAGATAATAAATACACATCAATTGCAGCTGCTTCTATTCTTGCAAAAACAGGAAGAGATAGTTTAATGAAGGAACTTAGTGAAAAAGAAGAGTTTATGATTTATGGCTGGAATTCTAATAAAGGATATGGAACCAAACAACATATTACTGCAATTAGAGAATCAGGCCCTAATGAACACCATCGTGATAGCTTTATTTCTCATCTATTAACTACAACAGGAGAGTTGTTTTAATGAGAGGATTATTAACAGGGGTTGGTTTATTCGTATTGGGACAAGCTTTAATCTGGATTCAAACAAATGGCCAGTTTATATGGCCATGGTTCAGGAAAAATACATTTATTCTTGCAATTACTGGAGGAACTATCATAAGTTATATGTTTATATACGCTACTCGATATATTGCAGAATATTATGACGGGTCTATATGGCCAGGGAGATTTATAGGATTTGCATGTGGTATTGTAACATTCACATCTCTTACTTATATATTAATGAATGAGGGAATTACAACAAAAACCCTAATATGTTTAGTGCTAGCATTTAGCATATTATGTGTACAATTATTTTGGAAATAAGATTGGCTGCCAGTCGATTAATCAGGGACTTCGGTCCCTTTTTTTATGCAGTCTTATCTATAATGATTATAAATAACAAAAATATAGTCCTAGGATTTTCGTATATCATATAAAATGATTATATTTACTTATAACTAATAACAATCATATTATGCAAAATTACTTAAACACCAAATTACAAGCTATTAAATTAGTTGAAACTACATCAAAAACACAAAAGAAAAATGGAACTAGATGTTTCAGTGATGTTCTTATGAATGTTAATTATTTAAGTTATGCATCTGGATACGTTAGAAGATCTTATACTCATACATCATATTATACTAAAAGCAAACAACGCGTAATTTATCAATTAAATAAACAAAAGTTGGTAAAATCAGAGTATGGTAACTATATGAATACTACAAGAGTATTAGAACATAACCCTGATATAAGATTAGAAATTATTATTAAGTCAGTTGCTAATTACCGCAACAATAAAAATCTTATGTATCTAAAATAAACAGATTTATATTTTTTTATATCAATTAAAAGTATTATATTTACATATAACTAATAAACATCAAAACATGGGAAAAGCAGACTACGGATATTGTTGTATTAATTTAACTCTCCAAAAAGAAAAAGATATTAAAATAGGTAGAAGTATGATCAAACGTACATTTACTGCCAAAGGTATAAAATATGCAAGTGAATTAGCTGAAGCTAACCTTCGAGATCTTATTGAAATTATAAAGTGGAATCATTCACAAGGAATTACAATGTATCGAATGAGTTCTAGTATGTTTCCTTGGATGAGTGAATACGAATTCAGCGAAATGCCAAACTATACAGTTATTAAAAACCTACTTAAAGGTGCAGGTACTTTAGCAAGATCATACGGCCAAAGATTAACGTTTCATCCTGGTCAATTTTGTGTGCTAGTAAGCCCAACTCCTAAAGTTGTTGTAAGTGCTATCAATGAATTGCGTAAGTCTGGTGAAATCATGGATTTAATGGGATTTGCTAGAGATCATAACTCTGCTATGAATATACATGTTGGCGGTTCTTACGGCGATAAAGAATCTGCAATACAAAGATTTATAAATGTATGGCCAAGTTTACCTGAAACTGTTAAAACAAGATTGGTTCTAGAAAATGATGACAAGCCTTCTCAATACGGCGTAGAAGATTTATATAGAATATTCGAATCATGTGGCACTCCAATTACATTTGATTACCACCACCATAAATGTTATGAAGATCCAATGCCTGAAAAAGATGCATTAGAATTATGTGCTAAAACATGGCCAGCTGGTATTCGTCAATTATGTCACTATTCTTCTTCAAAAAAATTACATGAAGATGATTCAGTTATACTAAGAGCCCATGCTGATTATATTTATGAAAAAATTGAAACTTATAACATGGATATTGATATAGAACTAGAAGTTAAAGCAAAAGAATTAGCTTTAATCAAATACAGAAAAGAATTCATGAATGAGCTAATTTTACCGTAATATATAACAAATGAAGCAAATCATATCATATAACCAGTTTCTCAATGAATCTAAGTCAAACAAATTCATTGATTCAATATTATCAGCAATAGAACCAAACATCCTTAAAATGATTAATGATGTCGAACACTATTATGTTAATGAACTTAAAAGATCGTTTTCTAAATTAGATGCAGAAAGCACTAGATTAGATATTACTTACAATTTAATAAGATCTTTAGAAAAATATACATTACCAACAGATACTCTTATAGATATTAATACAACAAGAGGAAGAAACGGAACGGTTAAAATTAGTGCAAATGTACAAAGGGACGATAAATCACACAAGATATCGACTGATGTTATAGTTGCAGGTGGATTTATTCAAGTAAATCACTATAGATATATCACAAAAACTACATTACCAAAAACAGGAATGAGCGAAATGACTAAGATATATTTAGCAAAGATCAAAAAGTTATCTAAACTTGATAAATTAAATAAAGAAGTTAATAGATTGCAAGTTAGGGTAGATAAATTTACAGCTGATTTATTAATTAATACTAAAATGACAGACACTGCGATCTGGAAAGATCTATTATCAAGCGGGGAATATAAGGAATATACTTGGAAAGAGGTCGTTGGTAATGGTGCAGATAAGAATTATGATTTTGATGAAAGCTTATTCGATACAAAACAACTAGAACGTAAGAATAGTGTGATTGCTAATTGGAAATATTTTAAAATAGAATCAAAGGAAGATAATATTGCCAGAACTAACAAGGAAATTATCAAGTTACAGGGTAAAATAGAAAAGGAATTATAATGTCCCTTATTTTACCTTAAAGTTAATAAGATAATATAGATATATAATCTATAATAAAAAAACAATTAAAACATATTATGGCTAAATTAAAAACATTTGAACAGTATGTTTCTGAGAAGGAAACGGGATCTGTTGATCAAGAATCAGCTGGCAATGAAGTTGAAGAAGGTAATGCCTTTGGCGATGCAGTAGCTAAAGCTAAAAAAGCTGGTGAAACTGAATTTGAATTTGAAGGAGAAACTTTCAAAGTTGAAGAAGCTGAAGCGACTATTGAAGAAGATGGAACATCTATTGAAGAGGATACATCGACTATTGAAGAGGAAGAAGTTGAAGAAGGTAATGCATTTGGAGATGCTGTAACTAAAGCAAAAGAGGCTGGTGAAACTGAATTTGAATTTGAAGGAGAAACTTTCAAAGTTGAAGAGGCTGAAGCAACTATATCTGAAGCAGTTACTAAAGTAAATGCGTCAGGGTATATCAAAGCGGGCGTGTTAGGGTATAATGATCAATTTATAGGGAAAAGATCTTTATCTTATACTTTATCATCTGAATTAGGACTTGATTCTAAGAACGAATATGGCGGTGGAGATTGGATCGGATTTGATCATGTTTCTATGTATGCCTCTGGTAAAAACCAAGGAACTGTCTTAGCGGATGCTCTAACTGGTAAATATACTTATGAAGAATTAAAAGCTAAAGCAGCCGATCATTTCGGTATTAAAGAATCTGCAGAAGTTATCGAAGATTCTGAATTAGAAGATACTGAAAAAAAAAGTAAAGACGACACTGTAGCTGTATCTGAAATGCTGGAAAAGTGTTATGAATCTTGTAAAGAAGAAGCAATGCTTTGGAAAGACGATGCACATGATTCACATACTGTAGAATCTTACATGGCTGAGAATGCTGCATTGATTGCTACATTAGCAGTTTCAGCATTAAAAGAAATGAATACTGAATATTCAACTGAAGCATTTGAAGCAGCTTGCAATAAAATGGTCGAGTCTTATACGACAAAGATCACGGAATTAAAAGAAACTGAATTATCTGCTGATGCATCTGACATAGAATAATCAAAATAATTTAAATTTATTAATAAAAGCTCGGATAATCCGGGCTTTTTTCGTAAACAATCCTAAATTAAACTGTATAAATATTATTATAATATATTAATATGCCAAAGATACCAATAGAATTAGTTTACATGCAAACAGCTTACCAGTTTTCTAAACTGAGTTATGCTGAAAGACGAAAAGTAGGATGTATTATTGTAAAAGATCATCAAGTTATTTCGTTTGGATATAACGGAATGCCACATGGTTTCAACAATGTTTGCGAGGAACTATTAATCACTAGACGATATTATGAAAACCCTGATATTGCCGTTGATTTAATGGATCAAGGATATTCCTGCGATAATGGAGTATGTGTCAAAGAATCTCAAGTTACCAAGCCTGCAGTTCTACATGCTGAATCTAATGCAATTATGAAAGTTGCAAAATCAACAATGAGCTGTTTAGGTGCAGAGTTATATACAACAACATGTCCGTGCTTTGGTTGTGCCAAGTTAATTATACAGGCTGGGATCTCTAAAGTATATTACACTGAAGATTATAGAGATATGAGTGGGGTGGAACTACTAGAAACTGCAGGTATATTAGTTGAACAAGTAAATGCATGGAATGGGATTTAATAAGAGATTTGTACCTGAATTAGAAGACTTAAAAAGGAGAAGAATATCCCTAGGTGACAATATGTTCTTTAAAATATACATAACGAGCCCTGATACTGTGATAGGTTCTATTGAATCAATAGATTATATAGATACATTCGCGAGAGAACATAGATCTCTTCTAGATTCTAAAAATAAACAAAAGTAATATTATTGATATAAATAATAAATAAATAAAAAATGACAGCAGTGCAAGAAAATATAGAGCAATACCAATGGATCAAAGGAGATAATTTTGGTACAATAGTGAGTGTTGAATCGACTGATTCAGAATTCATAAACTTCACAGATGGTTCGAGAGTGTTTAAGGCAATTCAATCTGAATTTTTAGAGAAAATAAATGATGGTGTAATTCCCTTACCAGGCGCTGATAAGGCGAATATGATGCTTAACCAGAATACTAAATCAACAATTAAACAAGTATCTAGCATATCACAACCAGTCCAAAAAACTACCCCAGTAAAAGAGGAATCAATAATGGGTAAAATGATATCGAAGATGAGTAAGAAAAATGTAGTTAATGTTCCTATTCAAATCAATCTTAATATACCAACCCCTGAATTATATTCTATATTAAGTGGTGGAATGGAAGAAGGAGATTTGAATGAGGAAATTATGGAAGTTGCTCTTAGTCAAATTCAAATTGAAAAATTACAAGAATATATAAAAGGAAATGTAACCATGTTTCTTTCAGAGTACTACCAGTCATAAATTAATTCAGATAAATATTAATATCAACTAACACATATACAAAAATGGGTAAAGGAACAACGAGTGCAAGAAAACAAAGAAGACAAAGTTTCAGTGACGCTGGATTTTTAAAGATTAAGAATCAATTTGGATTTTTCTCGCCACAGGCAAGAGCTTGGTATGATAAAATGAGGGAAGATGGTAAAAGTTCAATGGAAGCCAACACTAACCGAAACAACGATGCTATTTCAGATCAATTACAACTTAAATTAAATGCTGTAAAGGAAACTTGGACAGAGATTGGATATAATGCTGAAGAAGTGTTAAAACTAGAAGAAGCATGGACAATTCAAACAATAAGAGACAAAGAAACACTTAAAGAAGATAAGAAATTAATCAAATCTTTAAGAAAAGAAGCTCAAGAATCTCTAGCAGCAAGAAGGAATGCAGCAAATTAATCTACAGTTAGCAGATAACGGCGTTATTAAGACCGTTAATGATGATAACATAAACGGTGGAGGTGAGGTTTACGAATCTACTACTGTTTACGAATTTAATTCTATTGCAAACAAAATAAGGTTTGTTGAGGAATTGAGTATTGACATCGGATTAGAGTTTGGTAATTCAAAGTCTAAAACACAAATTCAAATTGGGAGCGAATGGGGAGAATCATATAAGCCAACCAATAAGGAAATTGATTTTAAAATAAAGAATTTCCTAGCTCGCATAAAGAACTTGGAGAAATTAAAGAATGGATAATTTAACAATAGAATGTATTTGGTATCAGTCGAAGAGGGATTTTAATAAGTTCGTGAGATCTATTGAAGACCCACAGTTGACTGTTATCGATTATTCTATTATTAAAAATAAGCTGATTAAAGCAGATCCATACCACAATGAACCTAACAGCTTTGTTATAGGTTTAAATATAATGAGTTCTTTTAAGAATACAATAAACTCAGAAAAGAAAACAACAACAACAATAGTATATTCATTTAGTAATCTAGAACAAGATACCGTCAATAATTTCAAAGAGATGGTTTCAAAACAAACAGATAGAGAAATTGAATTTGTTTTGAATATATTACATACAATAGATACTCCATGCAATATGACATTAGATCAATTTGATCGTGTTAATTATATAAATAATGATTAGACATCGGCTATTTAGTAAAGGTGAATATATACATGCTCTTATATCTAACACTAGATATTCAAATATAGTTTTCCCGGTTAGGGCATTGATATATGATGTACATTTTGATGATACAATGCCTAAATACCAGGTTAGGATCGTTAAATTTTATGATGACATTAATTTTCTAAAGAGATATTTCTTTGGTATGAACTTCGAGAAAAACTTCACAGGGGGTTCTACTAAATTTCGATTCAATAGAACAGGAATCAAAAATAAAGAAGAACTTCAAAAATACCTAGACGCTAATGCAGAAACATATATGATTACTGTGGATTCTGTGATGTGTACTCGGTCATTTAATCAAATAAACGAACTTTATCTAAATATACAAGATTTCTTAATTGAAAAAGAGATTAGGGAGCTATACGAGAGAACCTCGCGTGGTTCTTATTCTAAGGGTAAATATTATTACGAATCTAAAGGAGTCTTTGAGGCACATCTTAAAAAGTTCCTAGGGAACAGAGCACCTGATGATTCAGAATTCTACAACAAATTATTATTCAGGCCAATGGGACCTGACTACGATAATCTAAAAGGCTAGTCAATTAATCTTAATATATAGAGTACTACGTATAAAACAATAGTATAACATATATGGGATTTAGTGTAAATGGACTAGTAAATAATAGCAGCAATGAGATTCTTAAGCTCGGTGAATTAGGTTCACAGGCTGTAAAAGACGGACTGAACAATTTATTTGATTTGGAAGATCCGGTCGGAGTACATGCTCTTATAAGAGATAAAAATAAAGGTAATTCTCTAAAGTCATCTGATGATGAGGATAGTAGCCTGAATTTAGCAGGAGTACATACTACAATAACTGCAGAAAACAAGAAAGCACCTTACGGAAATACGTTGTATATTGACGAAAATGATTCATATGAATATAAGTCAAAGGATGCAACAGGCGCAGATAAAATAACGCAAGTAGGTCCTAGACCATACTCTGTATTTAATAAGTACTCTTTAGTTAATTTCAGAGGTACTATATTAACACCCGAGGGAGCAAGTACTGCTGGTAAGAGTGAGTTTTTTAATAAAATAGAGAAAAAATCTCTAGTTAACCCAACAGCATCTAGGATTATTGAATTAACTGGAGCAGTTGCTAAAAACTCAGGGTATAGATATCAATATTCTGATTTTGCAATGGCAAGATACTTCGGAAAGATACCTAACAATATGATGGTAACTCTTAGGAGATTCGCTTTCCCAGCGCCTGATGATATAATAAGTCCTGTCGGTTTATCAGGAGAGTCTTTACCTCAACCCGATATTGCACGAGCAGTTACATGGATGGGAGAAGCCCCTGGTAATGCATTGTCTGATATTTTAAACTTTTCACATGGATTTGGATGGAAAGAGGCTGAGGCTGAGGTACAAACACTACAATCAAAACAAGGTAAGAAGTCTGGGTCAGTTGGCGCATTCATACAAGGTGATAGATTATTAAGTGCAGCTGCTAATGCAAAGGACGGAGGTACTGCGTATAGCTTAGCTGTTAAAAATGCAAATGCAGGATATGACGCTTTTAGTGAAACTTATCCTAATCACGTGTTTGGACCACTTAACGTAATTAAAAAGGTATTAGTCAGGGAACAAGGATTAAATTTTGATCAGGAATTCAAACTTAAGTTTGAATATGAACTAAGAGATCTAGGAGGAGCTAATCCTAAGATATTAATGATGGATCAATTAGCAAATATACTAGCACTTACATATAACAATGCGCCTTTTTGGGGTGGGGATGTTAGATATATTGGGGATGGCTCTGTTAGTAAACCTCTGGGAGATATGGATATGTTAAAAGGTGGAGATTATGTCGGGTTTATGAAATCTGTTGTTAGTGATGTTACTGGGTCTAATAGTGGTAATGTAATAGATGATTTAGCTGCAGGATTTAAGGATGCAATAGGAGGTGGTATTGAAAAAACCTTAAAGAGTGTTCTTGGTGGAGGATTGATGAAAATGTTCAACTCACCGCAAGGTGGTCAATCTATTAATGCTTTATTAACAGGGGATCCTACTGGACAATGGCATGTTACTATTGGTAATCCATTAAATCCAATCGCGGTTATTGGTAATTTAGCATGTACTGACACTAGTATTAGTTTTGAAGGACCAATGGGAGTTCAAGATTTTCCAGAAAGGTTAGTTGTTGAAATATCATTAAAACCGGCAAGGCCTAGGGATAAAGCTGAAATAGAAAGTATGTTTAACTCAGGTAGAGGTAGATTTTACATACAACCAAAAGACGTACTTGATGTAAATGCAACTACTAATGTTAGTCCATATGGTAAGGCACAGACAACTATAGTTGACGGAGAAATGAAAAAAATTGTGAACGGATAATATGCAATATAAATTTATAAATAATAAGAGGATAAGCGAAGATTCAGGTAAATTAATATTAACCGAACCCGTTATTCTTTTTCCAGAAACAATACAAACAATAGCGACGCATATTGTTAGTTCTGATGAAACGTGTAGAATTGATTTAATATCATCTTTATATTATAACAACCCTAATTTCTCAGAATTAATTTTAAAATTTAATAATATATCGAATCCTTTTTCAATAACAGATGGAGATATATTAAACATACCAGACCATAAGGCTTCATTGTTATCTTGGAAATCTATAAAAACTGAAGGATCGGACACTAGTGTGAAAGATCAATTCATGGACACTAAGAGATTAACGGTTAAGGATGCGAATAGAGTAGCTTATTTAAAAAAGAAAGCGTCTCTTAAAGCAAATGGATCTACTCAAATATTACCGCCTAATATTTTAAAGGATGGTGATAGTAATATGAATATCGACGGAGACGTTATTACAATTTAATATGGGATTAGGAAGTAAAATATTAACGAGAATAGAACCTACAATAGAGCTTGATAAATTAAAATTCAAGTCATACGGGGAAAAGGAAGGTGAAAATCCAGGGGATAGTAATACATCAAAGGATATGGGAGTGGAGCACCCTCTTATAACTATAAATAAGTATAGATTCAAAAAAGATGATATTAAATCATTTGAAATAGCGCTAGAAGGCGTTGTCCCTTCAATAGAACTAACAATATTGGATAGTCGGTCACAGTTCACTGGGGATTCTTTTCCAAGAGACGGTGATGTTATTAGTGTTAGATTAGCTGCGAGAGCAAAAGATACTTATAAGGATATTAGAATTGATTTTGATATAACATCAATAGATTCACCCCCTAGGGATAATGTTTCAATCGGAAATGGTGGTGGAAAATATTCATTTAGCGGAACAATGAAAATACCGGGATTATACGCCGAGCAATGCAAATCATACGGTGTCGGAACAACACTAGAACACTTCGAGCAAAGACCAACAGATTTAAAAATAGGACTAGCAAGCAATGTCGATATAACAGACGATTCGATGAATGTTATTACAACGTATGAGCCTATTGTAGATACTATTGATAATTTAGTAAAGCACTCATACGTTAGTGATGATGCATTTCAAACGTATTGTATAGATCCTTATTATTATATTAATTATATAGATTTAAATGTACTACTGAACGCTGACGAGGGTTTTGAAGAAATGCTGGCGTCAATGGATGTTGATTTCAATGATGTATTACACCCTGACGCAAGCGAAGGTACTAATAATATGAAGTCGTCCCTTATATTGACATCACATGAAAAATTAAAAGGAACAAATTTATTTATAACTAAATACGCTTTAAAGAATAATACCGGGGAAAATGTAAAGAGTCACGGGTATAAACGAGTTCTTCAGTTTTTTGAAAATGAATCGGAAGAGGGATTAGTTAGCTTTGATGTTGAGCCATTAACATCTACTACACTTGGTGAGCTATTTGAGCCTCTCAAGGGCCGTAGGGGAGAGGAGAGATACAAACAAGAAATAAAGTATAAATATGTTGGACGTAGACATAGTGACACAGATACACTAAATACTCATGTAAATTACAACTTTGCAGAAATTCATAATAAACAGAATTTGCAAGAGCTAGATAAGATGTATTTAGAAGTAGAACTTTCAACATGGAATCCTGCAATATACAGATATCAAAAGATTCCTATTGCAATATATAATACAACAATGAACCATATCGGGATAGATACTGAAATCAAAACTAGAAAAGAAAAATTAGGGTTTGAAGCTAAGAATAAATCCGATTTCAATAATGAATTATCTGATAAATCATCAGTTGATGAATTCCTAAGTGGATTTTATATCGTAGGATCTATTAGATACACATACAAGCAATCAGATGGATTTATAAAACAACAAATGACTCTATTAAGAAGAGAGTGGCCGAGTAGGTTAAATAATTTAGAAGGATAAATACTATATGTCAGATTTCAAAAAAATAAAAGATTTTCAGAAAAGTAGCAGTAGAGGGAAATACACTCAGTATCAAGATCCTACTTACTTATCATTTCTGTTGCTATTTGATTTTTCAGATAGTGCAAACTCACCTTTTCTAGCTAAACCCGCTGAGGATTTTCTAGCGAAATTAGCGGAAGATGATGAATACTATAAAGAAAAATTAGAAGCGCTTAAGAACTTTAAAAAAGCACTTAAGATTATTAATAATGAGATGCCATGGTATTGGCAAAGTCTTTCAGGACTTGAAAAAATCCAACAATATGATCCACTTAATGGATATAGAGGGGGAGAAGATTCTAAATTAATTATAACAACACTAGAATCTATAAACTTGACAGTCTCTGGTTTAATGCACTTATATCGTAAAGCCGTGTTTGATGAAAACAGATGGAGTTACGTTTTACCTGCAAATTTACGTAAATTTAGAATGTATACTTATGTTACTGAAGTTAGATCTATAAAAAACATGACATCTCCTAAAATAGGTGGATTAGATTTAAAAGGATTTCCTAGTAACTTTAAACCGAGTATTGGTATTGAGAATAGTAATTCAGGAATATCTGGTACTGAGGGAAGGCCTTATTTTATGTTTGCTCTTAAATTTTGTGAATTTGATTTAGATTCAGGGACAACTATATTTGCAGACTTACAGAAGTCGCCAACTGACCCTGCTGCTGGTGAAATATCTATTTCATATGAAGGATTACATGATATTGAAGCTAGGGTATTGAATGGGATAATCACATCGGAATATAATGAAAACGATTTAGCCCCTGCACCTGATCTAGAGAATAAAAAGACTGACGGAATAGGTGATTGGTTAAAGGATAAGGCAGTTGAAAAAGGAGCAGCTTTTGCGGATCGAGCTATTACAGATTTAAAAAACACAGCACTTAATAAGGTTAATGAGTTGAAACAAAAAGCTAAGGATGCTACTGTTGGTAGAGCGAATGCCGCAGTTAACAACCTTTATAAGGATTTTGTAAAAGGCATAGATTCAGTAGCTAACCCTGCTGCAAACGCTAGCAATATACAAACAGCAATAACAGACAATATACACGGACTTACAGGTAATAGTACCACTATTTCTGGGGCATTAAATTCAGCCGCATCAAATTCACTTGGCAATATACACAACTAATGGCAACAGATAAAGAATTAGAAAAAGACAATATCAGGGAAACTCACTGGTTAGGGGAAGTTGTTGATAACATAGATCCGGCAAACTTAAGTAGATGTAGGGTAAAGGTGTATGGTAAGTTTGATTTATTAGAAACTGAATCTATACCATGGGCAACTGCTATGAATAGGGATTTTGTAGGTTCTCATAACGTTCCGAGGATTGGAGATATTGTAGCTGTTCGTTTTGATAACGGTAACATATACCATCCAGAGTATTGGTTTCAAATTAATCAGAACAAAGAATTAAAAGAAGATATATTAGATACTTCAGAATTACCCCATGATGTTATTAGTTTAGTATATGATGCAGACAGGAACGTTAGAATATACCACTCACCCGAAGACGGTTTAGTAATTACTAGAGGAACCGGAGCAAAGGAACGACCTTTAATACAAATTGATGAGGCGGGAATGATTAAGATATCTACAGATGAGAAGATATTTTTAGATTCTGGGAATATATTCTTAAGTAATACCGGAGAGGGAAGTGAAGACGAAACAGAGCCCGTTGTTAGGGGATTATCCTTGGAGACTTGGTTAAACAAATTATTAGATGATTACAAATCACATATGCATCCGACACCACAGGGACCTACTGGGGCACCTATTGGAATAACACCAACAATTGTTTCAAGTCTTAAGAGAAAACATATAGACTATCAACAAAAAAATAAATAATTATGGCATCATTAGTAGAAGTTGAAGCAGCCTTAGAAAAATTATCAGAGGGAGGTCCCGTTTCATTAGGAATAATACCTGTTATTAATAATATTGTAGAAATTCAAGTTAAATCTATGGAAGCTGCTATAGAAGAAGCAGCAGATGATATTGACCAAGCTAAAATAGATATAGCAGCTATGAAGGTTCAAATGAAAGAATATTTGAATACAGCTGATGCAAAGGCAGCAATAAAGGCGGAAATTGATAGTATAAAGGCATCTGCAAAAGCGGCTCATTTATCGATAATGGAAATGCCAAAAAGCATCGCAAATATGATTGCTGAAAATGTAGTTCCACCTATGATAACAGTCCCACCGGCTCCTGCGAATCCTGCAACAATGGCATTGAAGGTTTTAAAGGCAAGATCTGATTTTAAAACTTTAATAGAAAGCATAGGTAAAATATTAGCTGATTTATTTAAGTCAGCTCTTAAAATCAAGTTTGAATTACCGGACGCTATTGTCGAAATGGTAAATACTCTTGCAGCGATAAAGAACACAGTCCCATAGTATACCGATAAAACACGTATATATAATAAAACAATAATTACTAACTACTTAAATAAAAAACAATGTCAGAAGACGTTAAAACAAAGAGATTAAGAATGGTTGACAATCAACCTGAAACTCAAACAATTAAAAAAACCGCAGATAAACTTGCATATCTAGAAAACCAGAATGTTGCCCCGGAATTATTCGATTGGGACGCGCATGAAGCAGGTTGCCCTTCTAGATCAAAGAAATTTAATACCAAGCTTAAAAACATGGGAGGACATAATGTCTATTCGCATGAACCATATGCTCAAGACTTTTTAGACTTGTTAAATGGATATGAAAGCACTAAACAACCTCAGATGCAAATCGAAGTTGGGCAGATATATACAGGTACTATTTATAGTATAAACCAGGAATGGGTCTCTGTTGATGTTGGTTATCGTGAAAACGTATATGTTAATGTCTTGAAAGAAGATGTTAGCGTTAGAGATCAGTTTGTCGCAAATGCTGAAGTAAAGATTCAAGTTCTTCAGATGGGAGATACTAAAGGATATGTATTAGGATCTATTAGTGCAGGGATTAAATCAGCAGTAGCGGCTGAAATAATGGAATCTATCGAAGGAGCAAACACAGGTTATATGGGAACAGTATCTCAAATGATCCCAGGCGGAGGTTACATTGTTAGTATTCAAGGAATAGAATGCTTTATGCCAGGTTCTCTTGCTGGAATTAATAAATTAGTAGATTTTGAATCTATTGTAGGAACTGACATGTATGTTGTTCCAGTTAGTTTCTCAGAAAAGAGAGGAACTATTGTAGTATCTCATAGAGAATACTTAAAAGCAATGATCCCTACTAGAATTGAGGAATTAAAAGAAAATCCTAATCAGGAAATAACTGGAAACGTAACAGGTTCTGCTAAATACGGAATCTTTGTAGAATTTAATGAGTGTTTAACTGGTATGATTCATGTGAATGATCTAACACCAGAGATATTAAATGCGCATAAAGCAAGAGAAGTTAAACCGGGAGATGAAATAAACTTCAAAATCAAAGAGGTTGTTTCTCATGAGAAAATTATCTTAACACAAGTTGATGCAAAACCAGTAGTTGATCTATGGGACGGAATCACTGACAGAATCAAAACCCCGAGTGAGGTTGTTGGAACTGTAAAAGCTGTAAAAGATTACGGAATCTTTGTAGATATTGAAAAGGGAGTTGCTGGATTATTGCATATTTCTGAACTTGTCGATATTGATTTAGAAGATATTAAATCAGGAGATCAAATAACAGTACAAGTTACTAGAATTGATGCTGAAACTAGAAAGATCTTTTTAAAGATCTAATAAGTATACATATTTTTATAGAAAAGAGCCCTCTCATTATGTTAGGGCTCTTCTTGTTTATATTCATTATAAATAGGATGTTTTTATGAAAATAAGTGCTCTAAAGTTTTTTTATATGACATAAAAGTGTTATATTTACTTATAACTAATAAACTAAAATATATGTCAACAGAATTTAAAAAATTAAACTTTAAAAAAACAGCATGGGGAACATTTAACGCTGCTCGCTCTTTCGATAATGGATTGATATTGAGTGTATCATGTGGTAAGGGAATATACAGTACCCCTAGAGAGAACATGGATTCAGAAAAAGATTTCTCTTCTTTCGAGATTGCGATATTCCATGAGGATCATTCACAATTTCTCACTTCAATATTAGATAATCACGAAGATGATGTTATTGGATGGGTATGTCGAGATGATATTGATGATATTATTAAATTGATAAGTAACATATCTGATAAAGAAGTATTGGATTTTATAAATAATAGTGAAATATTTAAAGCACATAAAATATGATTGAAGTATTAGAATGGATTTTTGCAAGTGGTTGGAGATTCTTAGGGGTTGTCGTTTTAATAAACGTATCAGGAGCCGCTATAAAAGGCATAATAACAATAAACAGAGATAATGATTAGAAAGAAAATACACAAGCATCAAGACACTCCGATAGTTATAGATTTAACAGGTCCTGATGGAAATGCGTTTGCATTACTTGGATTTGCTAAAAGGTTCTGTATGCAATTAGATAAACCATATGAGGAATTACTTGAGCAAATGACAAGTGGAGATTACGAGAACTTAATTAAAGTATTCGATGATGCATTCGGTGATTTTGTTATATTAGAAAGATAGTTTCAATATTATCATAATATAACTTGAATATATAAACTAACTTAAGTTTAACATATATTCGAGAATGAACACATTTAACGACTCAGAAGTACTGAAAAATTGCCTTGTCGGCGTAGAATTCGAGTTCTATTCAAATCTACCAATTGATAAAACAGCAAAAGAACTTGCGACTTTATTAAACAAAAAGATTAGAGTAGAGAAAAAAGCGCACAGTGACTTTGAAGTTACTTCCGACGAGTTTAAAATAGAACCAGATATGAGTGGTGGGGAAAAGCTAATGGAGCTTGTTACCGGGCCACAAGAATATTATTCTGCAAGATTAATGATTATCAATGTTTGTAAATGGATCGAAGAAAACGGTTACACAAACGATAGATCATCAATTCACTTGAACTTATCATTTGATAAAAACAAAATAGAAGATAAGTACCGCATCTCTAAAATGAATGTACTTAAATTTATACTTGACTTTAAAGAAGATCAAGTATTTAAATTCTTTCCAGAAAGAAAAGATTCAGCGTATGCTAAATCTGTCAAATTTGTCTTACCAAAAACAGGCATGAGTTTCTTTAACGGAGAACATATACACTCACAGAACTTCATATATCCTGATTCAAAATACTACGGAATCAATTTTGATAAAAGACATAAGAACTATTTAGAGTTCAGATATATTGGTGGAGAAGATTGGGAAAAGAAAACTTCAACAATACTACACATGCTAGATCAATTCCTAATGCAACTTTGGAATTCGACTGGAGATAAACATTTCACGCCACTTAATGCTTTAGAATTAAAGAGAATACTTTCTGAGAACCAGAGAATTATAGATTCTAGGAAAGATTGGAGATTTATAGAGAAGGAATGGAATGATGTACAATTCACAGTTGACTTAACAAAGAATCCTCAAATATTAGATTTACATTGGGTTAATATCAAGGAAAGAGTAATGAAACTATTCACGCATGGAACTTTAGTCAAAGGACATATAAATTATGATACTGATACAGGTAAAGTACAGGTACAGGATGGGGAGCTAAGATATTGCGTAGAACTAGAAAGATATGATTTTATAAATTGTCACATTAGAGGGGAATTGCTCCACTGTGATTTATTTAGATGTGAAATTGAGGGATCTGATTTACAATACTGTAGTTTTTATGATAACTGTGAAGTTAACTCTTCAAAAATCAAAAGTAGCTATATTCACCAAAGCGTCACAGTAAAAGATGGTTATATATATGGTGATGGAATATTAAAAGGTTCAATGATAGGTGGAATCTTTAGAGAAGGAAGATATGACTTAGAGCAAGCAAGATTTAAAGATACTGAAAAGATCTTATATAAAGAAGTTTAAAAATAATAATAAAAAATGAGTAATATATTTGTAGGCAAAGAAGAATGGTTAAGTAATCCACAATTTGGTAGTGACTGTTTTAATGAATTCGTTTCAGAATTAGCTGAGGATGTTACAGGGTCTTGTATGATTCCGATGAATTTACCAAAAAAAGAAGTTCAAAACATCGTTAAAAGAGCAAAGAAATGGTTTTATAAAAACTACGAGTATTCGGTTAAAGAAAGCTTGGTTGTATTACCAGTCGCTTTATTTTCTTCTGAATATTTCAAAGCAAATAGATCTATCACACTACCAGGACCTGATGTAACCACAGGAGGAAATGAAATCTATTCCGTATATGGATGTGCAGAAACTGGATCAAGATGGGGAGGATCATCAGACGTTAATTTCTCTCAAGGAGATTTTTCAACAGAAAGAATGATGATGCAGGGAATGTCTGGAGGAGCTTCAACAGCAGCAGGCGCAGAAAACCTACAAGCATATGTTATTAATGAAAGTTTCTATGATCTTGCGAGACAGATTATAGAAAACCCAATTAGTTTTCAATATAGTCAATTAACACATGAATTAAAATTCACGGGAGGAACTCCGGTTAAGAATGTTATATTAGAAGTTTATGAAACGATTCCTGAATGTGCGTTATTTAGTGATGAAGCATTTTTTAGATATTGTGCTGCTAAAATCAAAATATCATTAGGGCAGAAATTAGGTATCTTCGGATTTACATTACCTGGAAATGTTACAGTAAACGCAGATCTTATTCAAGGAATGGGAGAGGGAGAATTAGAAGCAGTTATTGAAGAAATAAAGAGTGATGAAGGAACCGATTGGATGATGCATTCTTAAACGAATATATAATTATATGGAATTTTACATTAAAGATATAGGTGAACCTAACTATAAACCAGATGCTATACAACAAGATGCTGAACTAGGAATGCTATTGACTCAGATCGAGACCATGCTTTTTACTAGAAAGGGTGAAGTATTAGGATCTCCTGATTTTGGAGCAAACCTAGAAGATCATGTATATGAATTAAGGTATAATGATTACCAATTAAAAAAAATAATAGACGAACAGTTGAATGCATATGTGCCTTTGTCTAGAAAATATAACGTAAATGTTACTGTTGAAGTTGTTGAAGATACAACGCACCATGTAATGTTCTTAGATATTACCGTAGATTCTAGATTTCAACTAGGAGTTTACATATAAAATTATAAAAACAAACAATGGCTGAATTTAAATTTTTAAATACAACTAGAATCAAAGCAAATGAAATGATCTCCGATACGAGGTCATATATTTCTCGTATATATGGTAGAACCAACGAGTTATTTACAACTGCTTCGCCGTTCTCGCAAATACTAGATGTATTATCTGAAATTACTAAACTGATTTTCTTCTATATAGAAGATTCAACAGTAGAACAAAACATATTAACCGCACAGAATCCAGAATCTATATATGGATTAGCTAGATTAGCCGGTCATGATTCTTTTAGAGGAGCAAGTGCATATGGTGAAATAAAACTAAGATTAAATACGTCAGCAAGTGCTGATATTTCAGGAGATGCTCTTAATATATCTAAGAATTCAGTAATTAAGTGTACTTCTAACGGGTTAGAATATATTCTTAAAACCAACAATGATCAATTTAGAATTGAAAAAAGTAATTCTGAGTATATTTATATACCAATAACACAAGGTAAAATAGAATCACAGACAGTTACTTCTCTTGGTGAAAAATTACAGTCTTTTAATATAGTTGTAAAGGGTAACACAGATCATCACTCGCCTAGAGTTAGTGTTAATAGCGAACTATGGACTAAATTTGATTCATTATATGATATGAAGGTTGGAACTAAAGGATATTTAGTTAAAACTGGAATTAATGGAGGTTTAGATATTTATTTTGGTAATGGTTCTTTTGGAATGATTCCATCAACAGGAGCTTCTATCAATATAGAATACGTAGT